GAGCTTGGCATCTAGTACAAAGCTGATAAGTTTGTCCAGTGTATGGGCATTGCTCCAGAAAGCTCTCATGTAGCTTATGCTTGGTTATATAGCATATGGTTATATTGATTAGATTGATCATATCTACCTTATTCCCGCCTTTTAATTAGGCATTGCCTTTAATTTATCATAAGGGACTACCCACGTAGTATTATTATACTTAGATAGATATATGTCTTGCATGCATTCATGTCCATACATCCAGCCTATAGCTTTATATGGGGTGCTTCTTCTATCTTCGTTCTTGCCCGTCCTATTCTTGATGGCCATGCCATCTATCATTAGGACATATCTTAGATCAGGGTTATCCCTTTTGGTGAAGCGTAGTCCACCTTGTGGATTAAATGAGTATCTAATTTCTCCAACCCCAGGAACATCTAATTCAGTCTTCCATTTGTTGAAGTGTGGTACAAACTCTGTTTTGCCAAGCATTCTGGCAAAGGCAAGCTCTGATCCAGCACATACAACATGCTGCCACATCTCCCATAGATCACCTTCTGCATAGTTTATATTCTTGCTTGGATCGCCAAAATATGGTTTTTGTCTTTGATATCCTACCTCTACACAGATGGCTTCTTCTTTAGCAGATAGGCTATATTCCCATGTCCTTGTCATCTATTAGGTCCAAATATAGGAGTTATTGTGGGATGAGCATCATCATCATCTGACCATTTGCCTGTGGAGTATCCAGACTCATTCTTAGACCCACATACTACACATGTAACTTGACCATCAAGGTCTAGTTGATAGTCACATCCATAATTAATACACATAGGATGGGTCATTTTAGATCCTTAGATACTAGATACTTGTCCATAAGCTGATCAAAGACTTCTTTGCATTTCTCATCATCCCAGCCATTTTCCATGCCAGTAGTTGATACCGCTTCTCTTAATTTACGGCTATACCAGAATAGATCGTTCATCAGTATCCACCCATACATTCATTTCGGGTGTGATATAGTCTGATCTTAGTCATAGTCTTTTTATTAGGGGCATAAATCTCTTCCCCACAGCAAGCTGTCTTTAGATACCATTCTTTAGCAAAATAGTCATAGACCATGCCCTTGAAATTGGCATACTTGTGTGCCACAAATGTAGCAAATGGATCAGGTATCTCCATATTGTTTATCATATGTTTATTATAGTATATCTGACGGGTACCGTCAAGGGGTCTCTACCGCCGAACTTTTCGCACTAATTGCGATCTATATTACTTATTTCTAGGTATTAGAGTTTGAGGACCTTCTGTACCAAATAGGGACTTCTTTACAGGAACACAGTTAGGAACTCTTCTACCGTTCTTATCTTTCATGCCCACCTGCTTATATCCAGCCCAGCAGGCCTTTTCAATATTGTCCCATTTGTCTTCTTCTTCATTCTCTGAATCATAAGACTTTGAAATATCTTCATCTGAAAGCTCTTCTGCCTTCTTCATACCATTATGGCCTGAACACATCTTTTCAGCGCATCCACCTTTAGACTTACACTCTTCGCAACCTTCGCAGTCGCATCCTTCTGTGTCTTCCATCTCAGTTTCTTCATCTTCGATTTCAATCTCGATTGATTTTGTGATTGGATTAACTACATCATCAAACATATCTTTAATCTCTTCTACGATCTCATTTAGTTCTAAACTCTTCTTCATTGTTTTCTCCCTATTGACTATTTTTCTGGACCAGGAGAATCCTGCGTCCCCGCCCCATGCTAACCACATAATTTTGCCATTTGATGGGCTCTCTGCGTTATCCCAGTCTTTACCTTGCTTGTCCACTTCGTGACGAGAGAAATAAGAATACATTCTTTTTACAGTAGATAGGCTTAATGTTTCGCCTCTTGATAGTTGGCCAGCTCTTGTCCAGCCTACAGCAGTTCCTGCACCTTTTGCTTTGCCCTGCTCTTTAAGCTTAATTGCTCTACGAGCAGCAGATTGCATTCCTGATGTTGGCTTATATCCTGTTTTTTCGCTCATAGTCCTATTATATCATTCTTATTTTTTATGATCCTTTTGATCTGATAGCAACAATCAGGGCATTCTCCTATATGAAGCCATTTACCTGACTCAAGAACCACTATCTCATTTAGCTTTCCCACCACATTCTTTTGGCATAAAATGCAATAGGCGCTAACAGTAATAGTCATTATGATCTATCCTTGACCCTAATCCAATGTCCGTATTTAGTGATTTCTGTTGAACCTACATACTCTTGACCTGTCTCCATATCAATTAGCTTCCATTTACTTGGAGCCTTAGTATGTACTACTAGATCTATTGCAGTATCGCTTTCTGGAACTTCCGTCCCATTTAAAAGTTTTCTCATTCAAAATCTATCTGTGCTTCAAACAATGTGTCTATGGTTGAAGAGTTTCCACCACGGCTTTGTTTAAGAACATTAAATCCTGTTTCTCTTTCTAGTATCATGTAGCTATAGTCAAATAGACCTAGTTCATCTTCTAGCTTTCTTAAAATCTGTTCTTCTGGTAGTTCCCCGCAAGTATATAGATCAAATTGGATCTCTGCTGGGAATGGCTCATCCCAGACGTGTAGGGCTATGTGTGATGTTTCTATCATAACTACACATGTTAATCCCCTGTTCCCGTCCTTTGTTACGTATGAGGCATATGGTCCCTGTATTGTCTTCATGTTGATGGAATCAACTAATGACTGCATCCACTCTACCGCCGCCGCTTCACTTTTGATTGCATTATTTGTGTACCCATTTACGAGTAATTGATTATGTAATGGCATATTATTCTCCCCGTTCTTTTTCTCTTGCCCACTGGTCTTCCCATAGGCCCATCAATGATTTGTTCCCAATGTCATCAAAGTAATATCGTTTCTTTTCTGGACTATATGTCCATCCGTACCACGTATCACCTTCTGACCATGTTAGATTGGTAGGAGTATCATCTTCTTCATGTCGTTTAATAATTCTTAGTAGTTCATCATTTTCCCTTACGACATGCTGTATTGCCTCTCTGAGGCGTTTGGGACGCATAAGGTATCTTTCTACAAGATCATGAATCATTTTTTGTATCCTTTTCCCATGTAAGCTTTCCATCTTTATAGACTGGCCAATAACCTAATGAGCGCCAATCCATTTTCATAATTTTAGGCTCTTTCATTCTTTAATTATATAATATTTATATGGGAGAGTCAAGCACTTCATCAACTGCATCATCTACAGTCCTTGAGTGTTCTTTTGAACAGTTACCGCATTCTTTGCACATTATTATCCTTAAATAAATATAGCCCCACTTAAGGGGCCATATCTAATATGTAATTAGACCTTCTTTGGTCTTGTTTTTCTTGGTGGCTTTGGGTCTAATGAAGTTTCTCTACGAATCCCGTGCTTATTTGTATCGATCTTAATTCCAGATCTAAACCCTTGCTTAGGATTTTTTCTTGTTGCTTCACGACTTGTTACCGCTCCAGAAGCAGATCCTGCTGCTGGTGGTGGTGTCATTCCAGTACCGTCATCCTTTTGAAAATTACTCATTGATGAATTGTCTTGTCTGCTCTGGTGTTGAAGTCATGCTTAATGTAAGCCCTGACTCACCATCTGTAGAAACATCAGTAACTGTAACTGGAACAATGCCCGTCTCGCTACCAAATGCTTCGCATCCGCATTCAATACACATAATTACTTACCGCCGTTGCCTACGCCAGAACCGTCTTGTGTTGACTTATCTGTTGCTGGGAAAGCTGATGCTGGGTCTGCTGCATACTGCTCTCCATTCCAAGCTGTTGTTGTTGGCGCCTTTACTTCATTAAATCCTGTTAAATCATTTCCGTTTGTCATTGTATTACTCCTATAGGTTATTTATTTAAGCGGGACTAGTATTCCGCTCATCCCTCTATTATAGCATTTAGTTGATTAGGATCTATAGTTCTTGTGCCAGCATTCATCACAGATGTCTATGATGCCGCCTTCTGGCTTAGCGGCTATCCTGGTGGATTTATTTTTACATCCGCCCCATTCACAAATTTCACCAAACACTATTTAGATCCTTTAGCCGTCTGGCCACGGTACCCTGTCTTCTTCTTATTCATTGATCCAGGCTTTTTAAACCCTGCCCCATTTGGGGTTGATGCAATTCTTTGCTCTAAAGCCTTTTTAATTTTATCGTGGTGTTTACCCATTATTTTTTTCTATTATCCTTACTATGTATCTAATTACTTCGTTTGGTCTCCACTCTGGAGGCAATTCTAGATATCTTATTTCGTCCGCAATTTTTTTTCTATGATTTTCATCTAAGTACTTTATAAGATCATCCATATGCTTATTCTAGCATTTATATAGTAAAGGGGCAAGACCCTTGAGTCCTGCCCCTTTAATTTAAAGAATTACTTCTTTAGCTTAACCTTAAGCTTAGGGAACTTCTTGTTCCACTTAGTTGCTAGAGCGTTATACTCTACAACATAAGCGGCTTTAGCAAGATCCGCTGAGGCCTTTGCTGCTACTGCTGCTGCTGTTGCAGTTGCAGAATCTGATGCACGTCCAGCCTTTTCTGCTGCTAGAGCATCCTGTGCTGCCTTGAGTGCTGCATTAGCTGTTGCAAGTTCTGCATTCTTTGCTGCAAGTTCTGCTGCAATATCACGAACTACAATTGTAGCGCTTACAGAACCTACTGGTGCTGCTAAGCCAGTTACGGCTGTTGCTACTGTTGCATACGCAACTACTGTTACTGAACCAGATGCTGGAAGCGTAACTGTCTGCTCTTTTGTTCCAAGAGTTGCTACTGCTGTGTCTGTTGTTAGCGCTGTTGATAGTGCTACTCCAGAGCTTGAAACCAAAGTATTAATTGTGGCTCCGCCCTTTGGATTACCAAACACGTCAAATCCAGATACCTTAAGTACCTGTGATGTACCTGCTGCTGCTGATGCAGGAGCGGTTAGTGTAATTGAGTTCAAAGCACCTGCGGTACCTTGTACGTAATAAATTGTTGTAGTTCCAGCACGAGTAATAGATACTGATCCTACTGCTGTACTTTTAGTATATACATAAAAGTCTGCTGATGTTCCAGTTCCTGTTGCAATTGATAGCGTTGAGGATCCAGATGATGCTGTTACTGCTGCACCAGTTGCTGATAGAGCAGGCACAAGTGTTGCATTTACTGCAACTGCTGTTACTACTGTTCCAGTGTCTACTGCTGTTACGGCAATCTTTAATGCATCTGCTGCATCTACACTGTTGTCTGCTGGTACTGGTAGTGATACAGGAGTTGTTACTACTGTTCCACCTGTTGCTGCAGTTCCTGCCACCGTGAGGGTAACAGTTCCAGCGTTAGCGTTAGCTGCTGGTGATACAAGCATTGTGCTAGTCAGGGCTGCAGCGATGATTAGCGATACTTTCTTGAATGAGTTCATTCTATTTATTTCTCCTTATGTTAATCTGCCTCTTAACGAGCACAGAAAGTTTGTGACATGTTCACACTATGTAAGACGCTTTTCTCTATCAAATGTCGCTATCTAATGTAATTCATGTATTTTTACGTGGAAGGAACAAGGATCTCCGCCTTCTTCCCATTCTTCCATTTCTTCATCTGACATTGGTGGGCCATCGTGTGTATCGCAAAATACATCTGATACCCATCCCCGATCATAACCATTCTTGAGCCATATTTCAAACTCTAAATGATTTGAATCTTCGGAATTAAATTCTAAAACCATGGTGACAACTCCTCAAGCATTTTGTGCTTTGGCTTTGCTCCGATAATTGTCTTAATGACAACACCATCCTCAAATAATACCATAGTTGGTATTGAGGATACTGAGAATTCTACAGGTTTAATTGGATTCTCATCAATATTTAACTTACCGACGAGTATTCCATGCTCTTTTGATATCTCATCTAGGATTGGTGAGACCTTTTTACAAGGCCCGCACCATTCCGCCCAGAAATCAACTAATACTAAACCGTTAGACTTAATAACCTGCTCAAAGTTTTCATCTGTTAGTATCACTCTGACTACTTATCCTTTAATTCATCTGCTGCTGCATTGAATCTGTTCATAAATTCTTGAACAATCCAGTACGTTGTCTCTGTAGCGTTTTCGCTCAAAGACTTTGAAATCTCTTCTGTTTTTTGATCTTCCGCAATAGCGTTATACCATTTTTGATATAGTTCTTTTGCTAAATCAGAAACAATTCCTTCTAAAACAGTAACCTGTTCATTAGCCATTTAGCGCTGCCTCCAAGTTAATAAGCTTGCCACTTGCAACTTTAGAGTTGTATGTAGGAATAGAAGTTCTAGAGATTAAATCATAGATCTGACTATATGTAAGACTTGGCTTTGCTGCTTTAATGGTTGCCCAAGCAGTTGCTGCAATTACATTTGATGCAGAGGTTCCAGCAACATTAATCTCTTTACCGCCAACGGTTACTGCTCTAGTAGTTCCTAGCGCAAAAAAATCTGTTAACAGTGGATCGTTATTGCCATATATTGCAATACTCTGTGCTGGCATTGTTGCATTGATTGCAATTGCTGATGGTATGCATGCAGGCCAATCAATTCTGGCATAGTCTCTCACGTTACCTGTTGGAAAAAATACACCAACATCCATGGAGTTTAAGGTGTTAATCTTAGACTCAGTAATTGGTGTTTTAGGGCAATAGTCTGTGCCAGCAATTAGGTTGTGATGTCCTTGAGACATTGACACAGCCATAATATTAAACTTAGTTTTATTTTGAATTACCCACTCAAGAGCATTATAAACAGTTGCTTCTCCTGCAGCCTGTCTAAACCCTTTTGCATTTGTTCCGATTACTTTAACAAAAACAATATTGATATTTGGATTAGTTCTAACAGCAATAGATGCCATTTCTGTTCCATGATTAAATCCATTATTAGCAAGCCACTCTGGCTTTAGTGTTGCTGATCCAGTTCCTTCCATAACAGACATACCATTAGGGCAAGAGCTCCACTGAACAACACATGCTTCGTAGATAACCTTATCTTTAAACATTGGTAAAGATGTGTCAATTCCTGTATCAAGAATTGCTATTGTAGGAATTTGCATTGTTCTGTTGCTAAGATTTTTCTTATTAGCAGCAGTTGCAGTTGTAGGCAAAACAAGTGTTAGGGCTACTAGAGCCGCAATTATTTTTTTATTCATAGTACCTATTCTACTAAATATTGACTGGTTGTCAATAGGTTATTCGTTGTCTAGTGTATCTAATTTAGCTTTATACCATTTGCCAGCGTCAAGCTGAGTTGGCGTATGTAGGCCTTGAGATTCTAATAGATTATTTAAGGTTTGTGTATATAGCTCAACCATCATTTCAAGCCTGACTACCTGCATCTCTAGAAGTCTTAGTCTTTCTGATTTTCTCATCGTTATTCCTTTCTGTCTACGGGGGTAGGTGCTGTAGCAACACTACCGCAACTGACACACTCCATATCAAGGAAATATGTGGCAATTTCAAAGTCTTCAAAAATAACCTTAAGGTTCCATATGTTTGATCCACATGGGCATAGGTGCGTTGGAGTGCCTCTTAAATCAATAGATTTATCATAGCTTTCTGGGCGAAGCTGTAAGATATCGTCAGTGTGTGTTCCTTGTCGCTCTACATCTTCTTTATCTATAATTGCAATTTCATAGTTTTCTAGAAACATATTGACGTTTCTTTTAATCTTTGATACCCAGCGATATACTACTAATGTAAGTATGATTACTATGAGCCACTTCATAGTCTTATTATACCTTAAACTTGAATGTATGTATAGGGGGCAGATACGCTCATATTAAATTCTGAGGCTGCTTCTAATGCTGCCTTTAAGCGTAAGCGTGGGTTCTTTTGATTCTTTGTAGCATACAGTGCTCCTAATGCTATCATTCCACCGCTGCCTTCCGCCATGTAGTTTACAATGTTTTCTCCTACGTGAAAGTCTTCATCAATGGTAAATATTCTACCGCACACTCCAACTATAAAAATACCGCCAGAGTCTTCTTCTGATGAAGACCCCACACTTCCATATCCGTGATCTTTAAATGCTTGTTTAACAGAATCAACAAACTTGGTTCTCATAAATTTATCTAAACCTGAGTTAGTCTTTGTGGGTGTATATTTTGGTGGCGTCCACATATATTGTAGTATCTGGCCCATGCGAAATGAATCTGTAAATGCAATACCATATTGACCTACTTTAAATACTTTAGGTTCTTTTCTGGCAAGTATCCAGCCAGTCTTATCGTCTGATGCGGCATGGTCAGATGCCATGTAAACGACACCATTTTGGGCTATTGCTACTATACAGGTCATAATACCAGTATACTAAATATAAATTCGAAAGTCTACTCGTGCATTACAATATGATTTAATTTAATTAAAGTGTCTTCAAGCTCAGCCTTGACCTCAATAAGCTCCTGAAGTGCCTCATAATACCTATCTCGCCATTCAGTTAGATCTTTTTCTAATTTATACAATTTAATCTCAAGGTCTTTTAATTCCATTTTGAGCATGTCTTGTTCACGCTCAGCCCGCCTAATTTTTTCTCTTTTAGACTCTTTTATTTCTTTTACCAATGCCGTTCCCATACCGCTCAAAATTGAGGCGACAATAACAATAATAATAGAATTGGAGTCCAGGGTCATAATAGTTTAATTATACCCTAAACTGAGTGCTAATACTTAATTAAACAAGCAATTCAGAGGCTGCAATATCATTACCACAGTACCTCTTTTTAATAATAAATTCTTTAACTGAGTCAGATCCTAGCTGCCTGCCTGCTAGAATTACTACCCATCTAGGTTCAAATTTAGATGTTATGCATGTTTCACACATCAACAAGTTAATTGGAATTAAAACTGATTTTCTTACATTTAATTTGTTCTTAGTCTTGTTGCAGCAGTAGCATAATATTTTTTCCATTAATTAGATCCCTCTACGTGTTCAAAGATGATTTCATCCATTATAGTAAACTCATCATTCTCTAACACCTCTTCTATTTCAATACCATCTTTTTGGTATTTAACTTTTGATGCGTATAGGCCCAAGCTTTCAACTGAGCCATATAGTCTTTCTGCGTGAATAAATACTATTTTAATTACTTCGTAATATTCTAGCACTTGGTACCCCTTCCAGTTCGCATCTTACTCCGTAAGACTCGATTAGTTTTTTAACTTTTCCAACGTAATCAATTACCATTTCTTTTTTAATACCTTCGTATTTTACGAAATTGTCTTCATATAGTCTTATTGCTAAAAACTCTGGATACTTTGCGATGTCCATCTGTAAAGCCGTATCAGGCTTTTTAATATCCCTGATTCTTTTTGCCATCTCTGGCGTGTAAAAAACTGGTTTGTTTGGCTCACCAGTCCATTCGTTAACCCCGTACTTAAAATGTTCTTTATCTCTATTTATGAATTCCATTTTTAGCCCTTATCTTTTTCCAAATTTCGGGAGTCTTGTGTAAATTCCTTGTTTTATCTATGGACCCAGAATTTAAATATATTCCTCCCCACACTCCCTGTTCATCATTATCAACACCTGCTTGATAACACATTTTAGAAACTGGGCAACTTAGACAGGCTTCATCAATACTTTTAGCTATATTAACATCAGCTTCATACTTATCATAGAATAGGTTAGTATCCATTCCTCTGCATATTCCCAGATGGAACCAATCTAAATCATCGTGATCTATACCTAGTTCATTTAAAATGTTTGACATATTTGCTTGGCAGCTTCCAGATTCCTTGTTCGCTAACGGATATTCTCTCTGTAATACCCCATTGATCTTTTCTGAACATTCCCTTTACATTTGTAAAGCCGCCTGGATTTTGCTTCCATATTAGTAAATCGTAATTGTCCCAATATGATTCTTGACTTTTGGTCTTCGATCTTTCTATGAAGACTTCTACACCCTTTAGTGTAAGGTTAAGCACTTGCTCTCCGTATCTAGTAAGTCCGCCTAGATTTGCTGGCCCACTAGGATTCGAACCTAGGACCTAGAAGTTAACAGCTTCCCGCTCTGCCTGCTGAGCTATGGGCCAAAGCAGAAACCGTAGTCTCTATGTATTATTATACAGTAAAAACTACGGCTCTGTCAACAACTTTATTTATTTTTTTCTGTTATTTTAATTATATTAACCTTTTTAATTTCATCGTCAACATTGAATATATCCGCTACATAATCTCTAGCGTCAGTTTCGTTAAAAGCCTCTACCTCTGCTTCTACTTCTAACTTAACCTTATAGGTATTCATTATTTACCGCAGGTAGGACATTTCTTACTTGTTGTCTTAACTTCTTTTTGCTTAGGTGCAGCTTTTGCTGATCCTCCAAATTTAGGTCTACCGAATCCAACAATTGAAATCATTACTCCAGCCTTGTTCTTTTTATAAGCACGAAGTTGTTTGCAAACTTCTCCGCCATTTCTTTGGCTTCCAGATTTCTTTGAAGAAGTATTTCCTTCAATACACCAGACAGTACCGTCTTCGTTATCTTTAACAACAATACCTACGTGAGACACCCTATCGACACCGTCTGATGGGAAATCAAAATAGGCAATATCTCCTGGTTCTGGATCTGCAATATCTCCGTCAATCCATGATCCAGCTTTCTTAAATGCTGTTACGCCTGCTGGAGTATAAACTGTATTAGGAATCTTTACGGACGCTTCGTTCCCGCACCAATTTACGAAACTTCCGCACCATGGTTGGAAATTAGCTTTTGTGTAAGCACCGTACTTAGTTTCGTTATCTTTTGGACCTTCGATAGTTCCAATTTCTGCTGTAGCAACTTCAATTAAACGTGCTGCTGTACCTTGTTCTGCCATTAGTCTTTGTCCCAATCTGTATCAACTGGTTGTTCTGCTGGCATTTGGCCATCTGGCTTTGCTGCTAAACGTGCTGCAGTTGCATCAATTTCTGCTTCAAGCTTTTTGTCCGCCTGTGTATTCTTTGCATCTACTTCTTTATTCTGAAGCTGGGCCGCCATAATATCCTTAGCTCCAGAGTTACCAATAAGAATTCCTGCGAGTGTGCCTGTGATGAATGTTGCAATACTACCTAGAAC